TTAATAACCATCCGATCCCACGGCGTGGGGCATGGATGGGGCAAACTCACTCAATTTCTGGTTGAGGATGAGTACCTGGTCCTGGTTATTTTCAGCCATCCAGGATCCGTACACCCGGTAAACCATTTGCGCGTCGGTGTGGCCCATTTGCTTCGCGATGAAGTTCGGGTTTGCACCGGCAGCTAACGACCAGCATGCATACGTGTGTCGGGACTGGTATGCTCTGCGATAGCGAATCCCGGCGCGTCGCATTGCCGCTTCCCACGACTGGTTAATCGACCCCACTGCGTAATGATGCCCTGCACGGCCATTACGTGATGCGATCTGCGGGTTGAACACGAACGTGCACGGATGCACATCAGTACGGCCATACTCGCGCAGTTTCACCTCAACCTGATACTGCTTACCCAGGCGTGTTAATTCGGCCTGGCTCTTCAGCACGTCTATAGCTGGCTGAATGAGGTTGATGATTCTGTCCGTCCCGGCTTCGGTTTTTGGAAGGGTGAACTCCTTCGTTAACGTGTGGTTCCGGCGGATCATCATCGTACCCGCTTTGAGGTCGATATCCTCCCAGGCAAGCGAAACGAGTTCGCCGTGGCGCACACCGGTGTAGACGGCCAGCGACCACATGTTTTTCAGTTGCTGGTGAGCGCAGGCGTTAATCATCCTGACAAACTCCTCACGCGTCAGCGGATCAGGTTCGCAGCGTGACCGCTTAAGCATGGCGATTCCGGTGAACGGGTTCACCCTGACATACCCGCTGTCAGCAGCAAACTTAAACATCCCGCCCATGATCTTCATGTAGTTGTTGACCGTTCTGACTGAACGTCCTTTAACCGGCGTTTTCTGTCCAACTTTCAGGGTGTGATAACCGGTAAGCAATTCCTTTCTGATAAACAGCAGGTCTTCCTGCGTTACTGCAGATACCAGCCTGTCACCTCCGATCCTTGGCACCATGTTGCGCGCTATAGATGAATAGCGTGACATAGCGTTGGTGCTGATCTCCATGCGTTTCAGTTCCAGCCACTTATTCGCCAGCTCCAGCACGGTGATTTCCTTACTCTCCACCCCAAACCTTTTCAGGTTCGGCGAGTCAGGGAATTGGGCCGCATAGTTGAAGTTGCCGGTCTTTATCGCGAAGCACACTGACGCGCGCAGCTCGCCAGCGACCTTTCTGTTTTTTGGTGTATCCGGCACGCCGAGGCTTTCACGCACCCGGCTGCCTTTATAGATGAACCATATGCGGAGCGTACCGCCATGGTTCTCCACGCCTGTTGGGTATGCTGACTTAGCCATTATTCCCTCCTGACGTCCAAGAGCCCGCTAAGCATAAACGTATCTTCATTGGCGCGCACCGGGCTGTTTCTTTGACATGCTCTCAACCCACTGGTCGACAGCCTTTCGGTTGTACATGCATTCGCTGTTTTCTTTTGGATTTCCATCTGGTGCAACGTGAAGATATTCGCGCCCAACCATCCAGGATTTTTTACGAGCAGCCTCTATAGTTCCCGGGCGAAGGCCAGTAATCTCGACGAGCTTTTCCTGTGTGACCCAGTCGTTGGGTACGATTAAAGTTATTTCGCTCATGGTCGCTCCTATGACATCGTTTTATAGAACTGCGGCTGGTCTGGCGTGGCCGCGCGTAATTCGTATTCGTAATGGATCTGATAAGTGCCGCCGTCCCATGCGACATAAACCCGCGCCTTATCGTTTTCAGGATCCAGCAGGCTTTCGACTATCCCCGTCAGACCGCCGGTCCTCTTCTGGACTAATGCGCCCACATTAAAAGCAGCCGTTGCACACCTTCCGGTTCGTGAAGAAATGAGATGAGAGCGCCCAGCGCCATAAGTGCGGCGATGAGCCAGTTCATAGGGTTTGATTGCATGGTGAACTCCCAAAAGAATGCCCTCACAGTGGAGGGCAAAAGGGATAACGGAGCAGTGTTTCGCACCCAATAGCCAGCTCATAACTGGCTATCAGTTGCGTCAGTCTTCGAGTGGGATGTAGCCTTCTTCCGGATAATCTGCACAGCAAGCCCGCAAACCTTCATATTCAGCCTGACCGTCATCACCATGAATTACGCCGTTGTCGATACTGATTTCTGTTTCCTCATCAACCTGAGATTCTTCTGGTGAGCTACACATCAGCCCTGCGAAAGATGCCAGGTCATAAATCTGCTTGATCGTTAGGTTCATAATTTCTCCTCATGCCGCGCGCTGGGCACGCAGCGATTTAATGTGCTCGCTCGTCTCCAGTTCAGCGCGTATCTGTGCCGCCTCACGGTGATCGAGGTACTCAAAGTCATTGTTGAATCGGTCGATTGAAGCGGTGTTGATCCGGCCCTGTCGCCAGTAGCGGACTATCTGTGATGTGCAGCTGTGGATGATGACGGGCCAACCGTGCCGGTCAGCGTAAATCTGACCCCGTTGAATTAGCTGAAACATTGTCGGTACCCAATCGCAATACTTTTCGGATCTGGCTTTCATTCACGTCGAGCTCTTCAGCGAAGCTTTTAACAAGTTCTTCTCCGTTAAAATCAATCGTGGAATGTCCAAGAAACCATTCGCGCAGCCCTGTAAACGAAGGCCCCTCTTCAGGATCAAAGCAAGAAAGAAGCGCGGCTTCAGCCAAGTCACAACAGTCATTACACTGCTTGAAACTGAGCCCTCTACCATCCCAAACTCCGTGCGAATATTGATATTTATCCCCTGGTTTAATTTGGCAGCCACATTCACAACATTTGTGTTCTTTTCTGGCCTTCCGCTCTTCGCGACCAAATACAGCTGGCATATCGCTCATGGATTTCCCCTCTGCTTATTCCTCAACTCGATAACACTCTGGCACTCCGCGCACGTCTGGCAGCCGGGAACGGCAGCGCGACGCGGATCGGGAATTGGTTCGTCGCATTCTTCACAACGTTCAGCTGATACGGCGTTTCGGTTGATGCGGTGAGCGGAAAGGGCAGCGTTACGCTGAAGCTCTTCAATCTCTGCTGCGGTATCGATGATATCGGCCATGGTCAATCCTCCTGGAACTGGCGGTTAATTCGGTTGAAGGTGAACACCAGCAATAAAAAAGGTCGCGATAGCGACCTGGTGATTAGTGCCTTCATGCTGCACCGCCATCATTCTTCTCGGCTTCGACTGCCATCTGCTCAAGCCGTCGCGATAGCTCGGCGGCCAGCGTCTGGAATTCTTCTTCGGTCACCACCGGGATCGGCACAAAGCGAATCCCGATGTGCGCCAGGTGGTTGGCAATTTCGAGGCTTTTCCTCAAATCAACGGGTGCGGCTCTGTTCATGCTGGTAACCCTTTCACTGCGAGGAAGGTAGCCATCGACTTATCGACCATCTTGGTGTTGTGGTATTTGGAGATCGCCCAGGTGATGGCAAAGAGTATCCAGCGGAAGTGGCTGGTGTAGGTTTTGAACGTCAACCCATCGCAGACATCCCACGCACTCCAACTTTCGGGCCAGTCAGCGTTATAAACTGCCTGATATGCTTCCCAGTCATTACTGAAATCGCTACGGCATAATTCACGGACCGCCTCACGGACCTTGGCTTTATCACTGTCTGGAGTATCGTCTTCATCATCCCAGTCTTCGTCTTCCTGCTGGTCTTCTGGGGCATCTTCCAGATACTCGCTCATTGATTCCTTCAGGCTTCGGCAAAAAGCATCATGATCGTACTCTTTCGCCAATAGCTCACACGCTGAATAGCCAGCGCCAGCCTCCAGCTTTTCGGACCAATAACCGGTGTTAATACCGTCTTGCCAGGGACCGAAAAAGTCGAACATGTCCGCGATACGGGAGAATGTCCAGGTACCCATGTCGCCGGTGACAGTCAGATATCCCGGCCAGGTGATAATGTCGAAGTAATAACAGGACGTACCGGGCTGCTTCATGCGCAGGTGGCGGTAGAGACCGTCATCACGGATTATTTCAAGTCGGTGAAAGGCGGTATCAAGCAGAAATCGGGTTGATGTATCTATCTGTCGGCGAATCATTGTTCGGCTCCAAACCGCCCGTTAAGGCGGCCAGTTTTGACGACGAACTCCAGGAGGCTAACTCCCAGAGCTTCAATTTTCTTGTGATGTTTGTTGATGATGGGAGGCACCGTTTCGTTCCAGTTAGGCTTTGGCTTCTTGCGCATGGCCTGCTGGATTTCCTCGGTGCAGCGGCGGCAGGCGGCGCGGATTGCGTTTTCATTTGCTGGCGTCGTATGCATCAGGTTGCCCTCCATCCGTCTTTAAAAATGGCCTGAATGTTACCCGGGAAAAGCTCTACATCCGGTGATTCAGCCTGATTTCCCCAGTGATGCCAGCCTGGCGCCGCGCTGCGGCTGAATAACTCAATGCGTGGCACATCACCGTAAAGCAATTCCAGCCGGTGGCGCACTTCCCATGGCTTTTCGCTGTGCGCGCTGAGCGGGCTGTAGACCACCTGCTTAATCCCGGCGTGCTTTCTCTCCAGACCGGCGCCGCGGGTGGCAATCAACAGGTCTTCGGTATTTGCACGGGTGTGGTTGCCTCCATTCATGCGCGTCTCGGCGTTAAGCATTTCGAGGAAGTCGTAAAAGTCGCTGACCTCACCCTCTGCCAGCGCCTTGTTGATGCGCAGCTCGGCGTTCTGGTTCAGCTTCACCCAGGTAAAGCCCTTCATCGTGCGCACGGTAAAGCCCCAGGCTTCGGCCAGCTCTATCGCCTCTTGGTTATGCGTGCCGGTGTACCACATCGCTAGCACCGCGTTTTCGGCGGCAAGCTCCCACACTGGCAGGCGCTTAATGTCGATTAACTTCATGGTGGAGTAGTGATCGGTAGCGGCCCCGTTGCTAATTGTGTTGCCATAAGACCAAGGCGGATCAGCGTAGATAAGCGAGTATTTTCCTGTCATTTCGCGCCTTTCACAAAAATGACCCAGTGAGTTTTGTCTGACTTACCGGTGCGCTGCCAGATGACCGGCTTCTCGTCGGTCAGAGCCAGGATATTGCTTACCGGGATCTGCGTTTCGTTCCATTTGAAGATGAGCACGCCGTGTGGCCGCAACACCCTGAACGCTTCGGTGAAGCCTACGCGCAGATCATCGCGCCACGTTTCTTTGTTCAGGCGTCCGTACTTTTTGCCCATCCACGCTTTATCGCCTACACGCTCGAGGTGCGGGGGATCGAATACGACGACAGGAAAAGTGTTATCGGCAAAGGGCAGGGCGCGGAAATCAGCTATAAGGTCAGGGCTGATAACCAGCTGGCGACCGTCGCAAAGCTCATGCTGTTCGGCGCGGATATCACTAAAGACCGCGCGCTCGTCCTGCTTGTCGAACCAGAACATGCGTGAACCGCAGCACATGTCCAAAATTGTTGCATCTGTCATGCCGCCTCCTGCCTTTCCCGATATTCCTCAGCGAGCCGCTGCGCCTTTAATGGATTGCTGACCACTTCACCCCATGGCATTAGCCAGCCGTTACCAATGAAGGGAAGGCACACAGTGCCAACCCTGATGTCGTCGTGAGCGTGAGTCATAGCGATGCCTTTTAGAAGGGAATGTCATCGTCGAACTGAGGATGTTGATTGCTCTGTGATACCTGACGGTTGGCCTGCTGCAGGCGAGACTCAGGGACCGCATTCGGATCCTGCTGATTACCACCCCATCCGCCGCCGCTATGTGATGGAGCACCCCAGCCACCGCGTGATGAATCGTGAGGTTTACGGTCGTCTTTGTCTTTCATGGTGCGTTCGAGTGTGGCGATCGCTTCTGCTGGCGTTTTGTCGGTGAACTCTTTATAGGTCAGACGACTTCCCGGCTGGAAAACATGTCTGACTTCGAATTTGTAGCTGTCACTGCCATCTGTCTTGGTGGTGAGGATTTTTTGCAGGAACAATCCGACACGTTTACCTTCCAGTGCCGGCAGACACCATTCAGGACCGCTTTGCCCGTGGCGCTGTTGCGCCTGAGCGTCTTTAACCTGCGCTGCCCACATGATGGCGGCGATCAAACCCATACCAAAAGTCTGTGTGCCGTCGCGACCGAGGAAGTTGATGCGTAGGAAGTTTGCTTTCTGGCCGTCAGCGTCGAGCGAAAGAACAAGTGCCTGCGACTGTGATCCATCCTTGCCGAACTCATACACAGCGGAGGTGATCACGCCTTCGTATGCGCCGGTTTCAGAAATGCCAGCGGGGGATCCTGCTTTGAGTGCTGCTTCTGCCGACTGCTGATTCCAGGTAAAGCTGATTGGTTGGTTCATCGTTATCTCTCTTATAAGTCAGTGAATTCAGAAATTGCGTTGTCGAACGCCGCCAGGTCGTTATCCATGTCAGTCACTTCTGGACCGAACAGGTCAGGAGGACATTTCACGGTGTCGTTGTCGTCGCCCTTCAACAGGAAAAGGTGTTTGCCGTCGCGCTTGATGATGCGCAGAACGATTGGGAAGTAGCCTTCAGGAGTGAGCTTTTCGTTAAGCATCTTGCCGACGGTCTTCATCCTGATTTTTCCTTCGCTCTCTTCGGTATGAGCGAGGAAATAGACGCGGAAGTCATCAGGAAGCTGTGTGGCGGCTTCAATGATGCGCCAGGCATGTTCCGCCATTTCGGTGAACTTGGTGTAACCAGTCTCGTAAGCACGATCCATATTCTCGTGCTGCATGACGGCCTGAAAATCATCGATGATCAGCATCTTTCGACTGCTCATCGCAGCGTTACGAATAACGTCAAGAAGATGCCTGCCATTGCGGATATCAACCACGTTACCTCGCTGGATGGAGTTATCAGGAAGGCGTTTACCGTGGAGTTTCCAGCCGGTATTGCGGAATGGCAGGGCCTTACGAATACAGCGAGCGAGAATAGCGTTTTCCGGGTTAACGTTGCGGATGCTGTACGTCTTGCCATACCCGGAGTCGGCAAGGATGAGAGTCATCACCGCCATGAATTACCCCTTAAGCCAGTGTTTAATGGTGAAGAGAATGTCTTCGTCGTCGCTGTTGCTGGACAACCAGCGGAGATAGCCAGGGTCGACCTTCGCAATCTCTTCGAACGTCAGGCCCTTGTGTTTGCCGAACCGGATAGCCTTAATCAGTGATGGGCTGTTTGAAATGGCGCGCATTTCGCCAAACGTCCATTTCGCCAGGCGACCCATGTACAGAAGCAATTCAGCAGTTACGTAGCAGTCATACAGTGCGCGGTGCGCATACAGGCCTTCCGGCAGTTCAGGTTTCAGGCCCAGGCTGTAACGCAGGTACTGGTTACTGTGGCTTGGATGATCAGGGAGAAGAGCGCGGGCCAGCTTAGCGGTACAAATCCAGGGAGCGTCGATTTGCGGCAGCTTAGATTTATCGAACTTCGCGTTGTGTGCGACATAAGCCTGCGCGCCAAGGTAACGCCCGATAACCTCGCCAATCAGCGGGGCGTCAGCGACCATATCTTCAGTGATATGGTGGATAGCCATAGCCTCGAAGCTGATTGCTTCAGTAGGCTTCACAAAGTCGCTCATGGGATTGCAGATAACACCGTCGACAATATCGACGCTGGCAATCTCCAGAACACTTCCTTCCAGGCTGGTGGTTTCGGTATCAATAACTCGCAACATGCTTAATCTCCGTAAGGTGGTCGTTAACTGCGTCAAATTCTGCGAGCTGGTGGGCCAGTGATTCGAGGTCTGCCGGCTGCAGGTCATACAGCAGGCAGAGCATGGCAACCATCAGCAACCCGGTTTGCTGAGTTACCATCGCGTTCTCCGTGATGTCTTGGCGCGGGAAGGGTTCTGGCGGAAGAACTTCTCAGCGCAGCCTTTGTCGGTGCAGAAATGCTTTTGTGCCGTCGACATGTATGTCGATACCGTCTGAACAGTGCAATCGCTCTTATGGCGCCGCGCACCGCAGTAAGCACACATTACAGAGCTGAGGTACTCGGTAGCCGAGTCGAGAATGATGCTTTCTGCAAAACTGCCTGGCACACCACGTGAATCGACATACTCGATCATGTTCTCGGTGCGTCCGGCGCTGTTTGTAAATGACCCTCGCCCGGTAAGTTTGATGATTTGGCCGCCGAGTTTGAGTCGGGATCCTTCTGGCAAGCTTGCCAGACGTTCAGAGGTTAATCGCTCGTAAGGTTGCATGTAGACTCCTTAAAAAGTGCGTGCGAAGGCCGCCCGCATAATGCCAGGCCGATCGGTTGAATAGGGGGGTTAGTGCTGGATAGGGTTGCCGTGACCGTCCAGGAGGACGTCAATCACGCAGTCACTGAGTCGGATGATTTCTGCATCGGTGTGCAGGTACACCCATTTGCGCTCCTGAATGACTGCTGAGACGCGATAGGTGCGGCCTTCATGCATTGCCATCATGCCTGGAGTGACGCACTGGCGAATGAGCGGGGTGGTGCCGTAGTGATTGACCATTACTCAATCTCCCTGAACGAAACGCCTTCTATGCCCGGTAAAAACCAGATGGTTTCGAACTCATCTTTTTCCCGGTCATATTCCTGTCGAGAATCAGCGGTCCATTCGAAATCATCTTCTGCATCATCATCTTTCAAAGCCAAGAATCCGCCAGAGACCAATTCCCCGGCGTAACGATGGCCGACAGTCCAGTCGCCATTAGTCTCAATACATTCGACGATTACGGTCATACCTTCACCTCAACCTGTTCCAGTAGGCCAGCAATATGCATCTGCCAGCGGTTCAGCGTGACCTGCTCGCGCGGATTGGTGACGGACGTTAACCGCCACTCGTTATTGTTCAGGGCGCAGCGCTTTACGGTGTACTGCTTGCCGTTGTGGGTGACTGTCATGATGCAGCCTTAAGAGCCTCTTCGGCTTCTTTGATGCGTGCTGCGGTGCCAGCATTTGGAGCGATTTCATTAAGGTGACGGGCATCTTCTAAAAGCTTTGCGATTATCTCTTTCAGGTCTGTCATAAATCCTCTTGGCCTTATCGCGGCGAACGGAACGGTTAATACAAGACTTCTGCGCTAATGGGCGGAGGATGGCCGCCGGTTGTCATAACTAAGCCGCCTCTGTGAAGCGACTGAGGTATGAAGGTCGTTTGATTACGCACCATTGCCGCTCTCCCTGAGCCCGCCGGGCGTCCGACGCATGGTTTACTGTCGCGCCGTTCGACTGACCGAATCTCCACTTCGGCGCTGGCTAACTTCGCTCAGCTGTCGATGTCGTTTCGATGAGCTAACAATAGCTAAAGCGATTATTTGAGTCAATCGCCATAACGATATTTATCATCGTTAAAGCGATAATTGATTGAATGTTAAAGCGATATTTTTTTACAGAGGGCAAAAAAAGTGATAGATGTTGGCTTGAAAACAAGCGGAGAAGAGGAGGAGCAGGGTTGAGGCAATAGAAAACCCGCCGAAGCGGGTTGGTGTTATTCTGATTCCGGGTTTAGTACTGGGTTTGAGTAGCCGTTCAAATCGAATGTAAACTGACGAGCACCCGATTGAAAAAAATCTGCCTCGATAATAAGCTTCTTATGTTTCGCTATGTCATCAAGAAATTCTTTAGGTTTTTCTAAGTATATTACATCGGTACTACCATTATTTGGCTTTAGTGTTTTGTACTTTTGTATTTTCTCGTTGTCAAATTTCACATTGATATGACAACCATCACTCGAAGGACAATTGAATTGTCCTTTAGATATAATCAGGATTGCTTTGTCCAGTTCAATATTGTCAGGGTCGTCACCCTCTTTTAGTTCAACCCTTGGCGAGCGCAAAACCATATCTAGCCATGATCCGCCTTGATATGGAGGCATTAAATCAACAGGTCGTTGTGATTCAGTCTGAATTATTTTTTCTGTTGTACCGCGCATCTCATCTTTTGCATAGGTTAGTACCCATCTGGCAGACATTGCTTGAGACGAAATCAATGCTGTACCTAAAAGCACAAATTTAAACCATTTCATAATATCTATCTTTCCGTAACAATATTTAAGCGAACCTTTTATAGTCGACAGACTGTCTAAGCAGCACCTTAGCCATTACGTAAAACGTATCTTCGTCTTCAGGTTCAACGTACCACTTTTCATAAATCGGGTTATCGGATATTACAGCTAAGCGGTCGCGCTGCATCTGCAGCCGCTTCACGTGCAATGTTTTCCCAAAGACAAACACATACACTCCATCGCCATCAAAATGTGTTACGCCGGTATCAACGAAGATCTGATCGCCAGGTGAAATAGTGCCGTCCATACTGTCGCCATTTACTGTGATCACTTTGACGTGCGCAGCTGGACGGTTTCCGAACAAGGCTCTCGCCTGCTCAGTTGTGTATTCAATGGCTCGGATAGTTTCAATGAAATCGCTGGTGACAATGTTGCCCGGTCCAGCGCTGGCTTTAACGTCGAGTACATCCACGCGGTAAATCCCATTCAATGACGGCTTAACCTGGTATAGCGCAGACGGTTCTCTTGCGCCACTTAAAGCCATTTCACCTTCACCAGTAGAAAGCCACTCCGGCCGCACACCCAGGACAGAGGCAATCTCAACAGTCTTACGAGAACCGTTAGCTTCCTTCAGTAGCTTATTAACGCTGGACTGAGCCATGCCGACATCTTTGGCTAATCGGCCCTGTGTATATCCAGCATGTTTCATTGCCTGCGCCAAGCGCTCCGAGAATCCCATATTCACCTCTGTTAATGACTCCTTTAACTCTATCGCTCAAGCGATTATTTAGCAAAAAATCGCCTATGCGATTGACATTCGCTAAAGTGATAACCATAATCGCTTTAAACTGATAGCTGAGGTGATTATGAAGACCCCAACAGTAGAGAAGAACTCCGCAGTAGAGAAAGCGATCGCCATCGCTGGCAGCCAGAAAGAGCTGGCAAAACGTTGCGGTAAAGCCCAGTCCACTATCTGCGACTGGCTTAACGGAAAGAAACGCATTTCCCCGGTTCACGTTCCGGAACTGGTGAAAGCAGTTGGCGGTGAAATCCAGGCTCACGAATTCCGCCCGGACCTGCCGTCCATCTTTCCACACCCTGATAACCATGCCGCCTGACCGGCAGACCTAACAACGAAAGGGAAAGCAATGCATTCACTTGCGTATCAACAAGGTAACAAATTTTCGCCAACGGCGATGATTTACCAGAATCGCCGGGAATCTGATTCCACGGCGTTAAACATCGATGGGATCCGCGCAGCTGTTCGCGCCTGGGCAGCTGATTGCCGCAGCCGTGAATTTGTCGCTGCGCTGATTGTTGAAGAGTGGCGGGCAACCGGGAGTACCGGCCTGGATATCCCGACTGACTCGCACCGCCAGATGCAGAAGGTATTCCGCTGGATTGATGGCGACACCGAATACGCCGCCAACAACATTCGACAGCTGGCTCCGGCAATCCTGGCCGTGTTGCCGCTGGAGTACCGCAATCGTCTGGCCCCGCAGAACGACACGATGTCGCTGATCGCCTCTGCGATGAAAGAGTGTGCTGAAGCTAAACAGGCCGTGCTGCTGGACGCTCCAGAGCATCAGAAGCTGAAAGAGGTGAGCGAAGGTATAGCGTCGCTGTTCCGCCTCATGCCGGAGCAAGTAGGGCCGTTGATGACGATGGTCACGTCGATGCTGGGGGTTATGTGAGAACTACAGAAATGGCGAAAGCCGGTCTGCGCGAACAGAACCGACTTTCTGGTGCAAAAACGAGAGTAGTTGCAGGAGGAATAATGGCAAAAAAACCACGCTATTTCCATACCGCTGTACATAAAAACATTACCCGCGACCGTTTTGTCCGTTCCGTTAACCCGGAAGTGGCCGAAAAGATGCGCGCCATCCTGGAAGAACTGAAACGCAAGGAGAGCGGTCGTGGATAATCTCGCAAAAGTAATACCTTTCAGACCGTCTGTATCGGTCGTGGAGCGTCAGGTGGCAGATATCGATGATGGGTATACCCGCATCGCTAACGAGCTGCTGGAAGCGGTTATGGCTGCTGATTTAACGGCTCGCCAGCTGAAGGTCGTTCTGGCGGTGATCCGCAAAACATACGGGTTCGGGAAAAAGTTTGACCGTATTACCAATACCCAGATTGCAGCAATGACCGGCATTCACCATACGCATGTCTGCAAGGCCAAGAACGAGATGATTGCAATGAACATCATCGTTACCAGTGGCCTGGCGATCGGGGTGAATAAGGTGATTTCTGACTGGAATTTCAGAATTAGCCAACATGGCAAAACATTAGCCGAAACAGCTAATGAAACATTAGCCAAGTCAGCTAATACACATAAGCCAACTCAGCTAAACACAAAAGAAACTATTCAAAAGAAAGAAAGAAAAGATCCCCCTAAATCCCCCAAGGGGGAATGTGGCGGGCAGGAAGAAAAACTGGTTTCACAGAAAAAACCAGCAATCGACTATCAGGCTGTGCTGTCAGCATACAACTCCACCCTGGGAGACAGACTGCCGCAGGCAGAAGCCCTTAACGACAAACGTCGCCGTGGCATCAAGCGTCTGCTGTCTGAGCTGAAAGAACCAACGGTAGAAGCAGTTGAGAACTATTTTTCAGCGTTCTCCCGTACTGCAAAACCGTTTTATTTCGGTGATAACGACACCGGATGGCGTGCCAGCTTTGACTATCTGCTGCGTTCCGAAACGCTGGTTAAAACGCGGGAGGGTTCACTATGAGCAATGAAATCCTGACCGTACCTCATAACCTCGAAGCAGAGCAGAGCGTACTGGGTGGCATCATGCTGGACACCGGCAGCGAGCGTTGCCAGAAAGCCCTTGCCATGCTGAAGCCCGAATCGTTTTACCTCCATGCACACCAGGTGATCTTTGCAGAGATGCGTGAGCTGGTGGCAAAACAGCGACCGGTAGACCTGATCACCCTGATTGAGTCGCTGGAGGCTAAAGGCCTTGAAGAGATGGCTGGCGGTTTTGCCTACATGGCTGAGCTGTCGAAGAACACGCCGAGCGCAGCGAACATCGTTCACTACGCCATAGTGGTTCGCGAGAAGGCCATGGAGCGCTACGGCATCGACATGACCACTAAGGCAACCGAACTGCTGTATGCGCGCAACGGAATGACTACCGCCGAGAAGTTCGAAGCTATCCAGAGTCTGTTCACCGAGATAAGCGATTACGCGCGAACCGGCAGAAAGACCGGGCTCCGCTCATTCCATGACGCGGTATCGGACTGGACTGAAGAATTCGACGAGCGCTGCAAGCCGAACGGACGAAGCCGGGGCCTGTCCTCCGGGCTTCCGTCACTTGACGATTTGCTGGGCGTAAAGCGCATCGTGCGGGGCAGTCTGTTTGTTATCGGCGCGCGCCCGAAGATGGGGAAAACCACGCTGTACACGCAGATGGCCGTTAACTGCGCCACCGTGGAGAACGAGCCAGCATTGATGTTTTCGCTGGAAATGCCTGAAGGGCAGATGGTCGAGAAGATCACAGCCCAGCAGAGCCGCCTAACGCCAAACCTGTTCTACCCGGACATGACCAAAGAAGATTTCGGTTACCGGGGCGACTGGGACGGTGATATCCAGAAGGCGACCGGAGTGATGAGCGCGTTGATCGATACCAACAACCTGATGATTGATGACACGCCAGGCATTGGACTGTCACACATCGTCGCCGAGGCCCGCCGTATTAAGCGCGAGCGAGGAAAGGTTGGCATGGTGCTGGTCGACTACCTGACGCTTATGACCGCCGACAAGGCAGAGCGTAACGACCTGGCGTACGGGCTGATTACCAAAGGCCTGAAGATGCTCGCTAAAGAGCTGGACTGCGTTGTAGTGCTACTGACCCAGCTAAACCGCGACCTGGAGAAGCGCACCAACAAACGCCCGCTTCCGAGCGATTCCCGCGATACCGGGCAGATCGAACAGGATTGCGATTACTGGCTGGCAATCTACCGGGAAGGAGCTTACGACGAAACAGCAAACCAGAGCGAAACAGAGCTACTGCTGCGTCTGAACCGTAACGGTGAAACCGGTGTGGTGTTCTGCCAGCAGCGCCACGGCGCGATTTATGACTGCGACCAGGAAGCTGCCAGTCAGCGCCGTCGCGAGAAAGAAGCGAAACCTGCACAGCGAGGTGGATTCTGATGACTGGAAGAGAAGCTATCGAGTGGTATCTGGAAGGTTATGGCTCCTTCACTGCGGAGCTGGTATGCGAGGCAACCGGAGTGTCACGCTCTTAGGTACTGGCGGCATCGTTCAAGATGCGGCAGAACGGCGAGATTGTCCTTCGCGAACGTAACTGGCGCACCAATGTTTACGTGGCCGCCGAAGACGATGACGGTAAGCCGATCAACCGCGACGGTGAGAACACTATTTTTCAGGAGTGCCGCAACAGCGCGGCGATGAAGCGAGTATTGATGGTTTGGGGGAGGGTAGGGGTATGATAATAATCTAAGTGAGGATATTTTCTATTGCGATGGCTGGAATCTGAATTAGCTTATGACACGTGAAGAGCCGAAAATCTTCGGCTCTCATAGTACATAACTTAGCAGTGTAATGTGGTCAGGCGCATAACCTCAACTGATTGTTGCTTCCACAAGAAAGCTCTGTATGCGCTTTTCTGGGTGTCCGTACTTACCTGCTGGATATTGGTTATTCATAGGCGTACGTTTTGTAATGGTGATTTTAGCTCCTGTTGCGAACAAAACCTCTTTCTCATGTCCCATTGCAGTGCCTTTGTGTTTAAATATAAAAGCTTTTGTTGTGGGGTGGTCGAGTCTGAACATGATTAAATCTATGTAATCATTGTCATACGATTTTGCTCTATGTTCTGCCTCACGCATAGCAACCTGCGGGCAAAAAGTAGTCGCTAGGGGTCTTGTTGTTTTGAGATTTGAACTGAAGTTTTTCCAGTGACCACCGTGAAACAGTACTTGACCATGAGGTAATAACGCTCCGTGTGTTATGATTTCACTGTTAACAATGTTTAGGTTAATATTACCGCCTGAGTACAATCTTTGATAATTACTCAAGGCCACAGGGGTCTTACCTGGCATTTTCTTCAGCCAATTTTTAAATTCTGCACTGTTTTCTAAGTTGCGCTCTATATGATGAGCAATTTCACCATTAGCCCCCCAATAAGACATCACTTTTGATGCATCCAGGAGTGAATTTAGTGGGGATATTGGAACATTGCATGGTGACTGAGGTATACGAGCTGTGCAAGGTGGGATGAAAAAATCTATTATATTTAGTGACATAGTTTAAGTCCATTTTAAATTTAATTTAAAGTAAGCAGATCAAACATTTAAAAATATGCTTTCTCTGTAAACGAACTAATCAAAATAAGCTTAGTAAGGCAAGTAAAAGATGCGTACCGTTATGAGGTTGTGGTTAAAGTTGTAATTTTATTGAAAAGTTTTGATTTCCAATAATCATCCAGCCATAATTAAGTCATCGGAGCCTGAACATCTCCGGTGACTTCTGCGCATTTAAGGGGACTTAAATGCGACCACAATCTGAACTGCTCACCTTGTCACAGATGCAGAAATGCACCTGCGATTTTCTGCATTCTGCGTTACCTCTCGGAGGTGGCGTATGAAGCAGCACTACTGCATCGTTAACGATACCGTCAAAGACAACCTCATAGCGTACATTCGCACCCTGCCGGTAAACCCTCGCGCGCCGATGGTGGTCGAGGCCCGGGAAGAGACCCGCACTGACAAGCAAAACCGCCTGATGTGGCCTCTGCTGAAAGACCTGTCTGATCAGGTAGTCTGGCACGGTGAAAAGCTGACCCGCGAAGAGTGGAAGGACCTGATCACCGTTCTGGTGAATCAGACTCAGGACCAAGAACAGAAATCCGCGCCGGGAATCAACGGCGGCCGCGTTTATTTCGGCGTCCGCACATCCAAATCCAGCAAGCGCTACATGGTCGACGTCATCGAGGCGATTTACTGGTTCGGTGCCGACCGCGGCGTGGAGTTCTCCAAAGCATCCAGTAAGCGCATCGCTTGGGCGCAAGAGTGGAGGGCTTCCCGTGGGTAATCCTCTCGCTCGTGTCATCACCAACGAAATCTTCCGCGTTCCGGCGCGCCGCCAGCGCAAGCCCGCGGTTAAGCCGTCCGACATCCCGACTTTCAAGGACTACACCGCCCGCCTAGTGGACCAGAAATGGCTGCGTCTCGCGGCAAGGAGAGCGCATGGCTAATTTATGCAAAGCGGCACGCGGACGCGAATGTCAGGTGCGTATTCCTGGAGTATGCAACGGCAACGCTGAAACATCAGTGTTGGCACATATCCGTATTGCAGGCCTCTGCGGCACAGGAATCAAGCCACCTGACCTGATCGCCACCATCGCATGCAGCAGCTGCCACGATGAGATTGATCGCCGTACCCGCCTGGTCGATGCGGAATATGCAAAGGAGTGCGCGCTTGAAGGAATGGCCCGCACGCAGGTTATCTGGCTGAAAGAGGGGCTCGTAAAAGCATGAATGAATATCGCATCAGTCTCCCATGGCCGCCGAGCAACAACCGCTACTACCGGCATAACCGCGGGCGCACGCATATCAGCGCAGAAGGACAGGCGTACCGCGACAGCGTCGCCAGAATCATCAAAGACTCAATGCTGGATATCGGCCTGACCATGCCCGTGAAAATCCGTATCGAGTGCCACATGCCGGATCGCCGCCGCCGGGACCTGGACAATCTGCAAAAGGCCGCATTCGATGCCCTGACGAAATCCGGGTTCTGGCTCGATGACCAGCAGATTGATTACTACAGCGTTAAGAGAATGCCGATCGTCAAAGGCGGCAAGCTTGAACTGACCATCACCGAACTGGAGGCGGCATGAACCTCAACCACTTCCTCCGGTACCAGGCAGAAAGCGTAAAGCGCGCCAACATGCCACCAGTAGCAAAGCACAGCCAGACCAAAACCAACCAGCCTCAGAAGGAAGCCGCATGAACAGTCAGCAACTGGAATACGTACGTCAGCAGCTCATTGTGGCGACCGCAGATCTGAGCGGGGCGACGAAAGGGCAGTTGGTAGCTTTCGCCGAGAACGCACAATTTACCGCGACGGCGCGCAGCCGGGGACGGAAAAAGGTATTCGACAAGGACAAGCAGCGAATGGTTAACCCTGACGGTCCGCCGATGAGTGGAAGCCAGTCCCGCGCCAAAGGCTCATCCATCGCTCTGGTTAGCCCGGTAGAGTTCGGAACCGCATCCTGGCGTCGTGCTGTCCTGTCGCTGGATGAGCAACAGAAAGCCTGGCTACTGTGGAACTACAGCGAGAATATCCGCTTCGAGTACCAGGTGGCGATCACCCAGTGGGCGTGGGCAGAGTTCCGGGAGCAGCTCGGCGCGAAGAAGGTGGCTGGCAAGACGCTTGAGCGCCTGAAAAAGCTTATCTGGCTGGCTGCGCAGGACGTGAAGGCTGAGCTGGCTGGGCGGGAGACTTACGAATACCAGGCCCTGGCAGAACTGGCGGGCGTGGCGAAATCCACTTGGACAGAAACCTATCTGCCTCACTGGCTGGCTATGCGTAACAGCTTTAAGCGGCTCGATTGCGGTGCGCTTATATCCGTAACGCGATCACGTTCACAACAAAAGGCGACAAATTTAGATGTAAGTCTTGCAAAACCGAACTGAAACGCATATATTTCATGTAAATGTGATATCGTCGCCATAGCTTTATAGGTCGACACAATTAATTCAAGCCCGAGGTTAACACCTTGGGCTTTTCTTATAGATTAGTTTTGCGACCGCTTGATATCGTTATTTCTTCTTTTCAGTGAAGTGGTTGGTAGCAACTGTTGTGCCGATCGTAAGGGCCACACCAGCAATAGTTTTTACAATTGTTCCAGCGTTTTCAGCTATTGCCTTTGTGCATCCAGGACATAATTCTTCATCGTATGCTTTTCCACCTTTGGCATAATCATCGCACCCAGGTGTCCGGCAAGCATAAAGAATCCCATGACATTCCGGGCACTCACATTTATCACGTTGGAAAGTATTTTCTTCGATGATGAGTGGGATAACAGTCTCACGGCAATGACCACAAATACCAGCATGTTTAGTTGGCATAAAATTTCCTCGCTAAGGTTTAGATAGAGATCTTATCGGCCTGCTTAGCAGGAGATTTAATCAAATTTATTCATGAACTCGCTTCGGCAGGTTCTTTGCTTTTAAGGCTCGCATGTGCGGGCCTTTCCTGTTTTCAGGCTCCGGGAACCATCATCGACACGCCTACTTGTTAAATCGTCCCGAGGGCCTGACCCCTTTCAAACACACAGCCCCCGCTTTTAAGCCGGAGGTTAGAGACTATGAAAATGCATAACGATCCCCACTCCTGGACGGAGTTTATCGAACTACTCCACAGCTGGTGGCGTGGCGAAACGCCGATGGGTGCCGTATTGCTATCGGTTGCCATGGCCGCATTGCGAATCGCTTACGGCGGTGGCGGCTGGAAGAAAATGATTCTTGAAGGTGCGATCTGCGGAGCTCTAACCCTTACCGCTGTGTCAGCTCTTGATTACTTCAACCTCCCGCAGTCCCTGTCTATTGCTATAGGTGGCGCCCTCGGGTTTGTTGGGGTAGAGCAGGTTAAGGTTATGGCGTCCCGGGTGTTTAATTCTCGCTTTGGAGGCGGTGATGCAAACCAGTGATAAAGGCATTGCCCTGATCAAGCAGTTCGAAGGCTGCAAGCTCACCGCGTATCAGGACAGCGTCGGAGTGTGGACGATCGGCTATGGCTGGACTCAGCCCGTCGACGGCAAACCTGTCAGCGCCGGGATGACGATTAAGCAGGAAACGGCAGAGCGTTTGCTGAAGACAGGGCTGGTCAGTTACGAAAGCGATGTGTCCCGCCTGGTCAAAGTTGGCCTGACTCAGGGGCAATTCGATGCCCTGGTGTCGTTCACGTACAACCTCGGTGCCCGTTCTTTGTCGACGTCTACACTCCTGCGAAAGCTCAACGCCGGGGATTACGCTGGCGCTGCTGATGAGTTCCTGCGCTGGAACAAAGCTGGTGGAAAAGTCCTGAACGGGCTTACCCGTCGCCGCGAGGCAGAGCGCGCTCTGTTCCTGTCGTGATTGGCGCGCTGGTTAAACGCTACTGGTTGCAGTTGCTGGTTATAGTGGTAATCGGCGTGCTGGCGTTCTTCGTGAACCACTACCGCGACAACGCCATCACCTACAAAGACCAGCGTGACAAAGCCACAAAGAATCTCAACCTGGCGAACGCCACCATCAAAGACATGCAGATCCGCCAGCGCGATGTTGCTGCACTGGATGCCAAATACACCGGAGAACTGGCTGATGCGAAAGAAACCATTGAGCGTCTGCATAGCGATGTCATTGCTGGCCGTAAGCGGCTGCAGCTCAACGCAAAATGTCCCGCGAACGCAGCGACCGGCACCGGCGGCCTGGGCGATGCTTCCGGCCCCCGACTTACTGACTCCGCTGAACAGGATTATTTCACCCTCAGAGAGAGAATCTCCACAGTGACGAAGCAGGTTGGCTACCTGCAGGACTACATCAAAGAACAGTGCAAATATTAAATAGATAGAGTCTTTTTGAAGACCTTCTTGGGCGTATAATGGATCTTTTCTTTACGGAGAAAGGATATGTCATGGACTTGCCCATACTGCCAGCACAAAGCTGTTTTAACTGGTAGTAACAGATCAACTTCAACTGGATACTTCGATAATGGAAATATCAACGGCCCCATAAGAACCTTCTGGGTAGCGATCACTTGTCTGAATGATGATTGCCGCCAAGCCAGTATTGACTTTTATCTTATTAAGAATGATGGGTCTGATGAGGTCCTCAAAAAGTGGAATCTCTTGCCGGAGGGGCTTGTAAAACCATTCCCAGAATACATACCAAAACCTATCTTGGACGATTATAAAGAAGCGGTGTTGATAAAAAACCTTTCGCCAAAAGCGTCAGCTACACTCTCTCGTAGATGTTTGCAGGGTATGATCAGAGATGTATGGAAGGTTAAACCATCAAGGTTAGTTGACGAGATAAAGGCTATAGAGGGAGATGTAGAGGCAGGGATGTGGGCGGCCATTGATGCGATTCGTAACATTGGTAACATCGGCGCGCACATGGAAAATGATATCAATGTGATTGTTGATGTTGATCCTGATGAAGCTGATATGCTTATAGGCCTGCTAGAGCTTCTTCTGCAGGAATGGTATGTTGAAAGGCATGAAAGGCGGTTAAGAGTTGAAGCAATAACCAACTTAGCGGCTGAAAAAAAAGCCTTAAAAAAAATTAAATAATTTACCCTGCTTATTTTTCTTGCTTAACAAAGGCCACCTGCGAGTGGCTTTTTTAATGCCCATATCCCCCATGCAGATAGAAAGGCTCTCAATGTCCGATATCTACCAAATAACGCTAACCACCCAGACAGGCGAAACCTTCACGGGCAAGATGTCACGGCGTCAGCCTGAGCTGGTGAACGGCTTTGTGCCGCTGGCGAGTGGCTTTACTTCGCTCCAGCCGATGTGAAGCGCGTGCAGTTCTCGCCGGTACCGGCAGAGCAGACCGAACAGCCAGCAGAACAAACAACGGAGTAACCCACGGATAACGATGACGAGCCCAGGTCATGTCCGCCAGTTATCTTCCCCGACTCGGGTAACTGGCATCCATATACCTTTTTCCATATGTCGAGTATTAACTGATATATCCACGAGCTTTGAGATAATTTTCCGCAATAATCCTACCTACCGGATTGATGACTAATGAGTTAAGTTCTGTAAGGGTTGAAATGCCAAAAGAGTCGAGAATTAATTTTGTAGCGGGGAATGTTTCATAAAATGATGCATCAGATGTGAAAGTGTCATATCCCGTTCTTTTTGATAACAACTCTAAGTAATTGATATTGTAAGTTTTATCTGTGAAAAATACGCCTTTAATTTCTAATAATGGCTTATTTATATGTTTGAGGGTGAAATGTTCTCCAAGAAATTTTATATAATCTGTTTCATAAACAGCATACATTGATTTATGGGCCAAGTAATTTGCCTCCAACGAAAGGTTAGGTAGTGAAAAATGAGTCCTCTTTTCCTCTGCAAGCCTAGTGATATCTATACTTCCTATCACCTTAGTAATAAAGCGTAAAAAATATACAAATGCCAAAAACTTAATATCATTAGTGGTCAGTCTTGATGTTGTATCTAACGCTTGATCGATCAAAATGCTTTCATCTTCTTGATCGCTTTCAATTTTAGTAACTATTAACTCCTTAAGAAGTTCTGATTTTGCATCAAACCCCTTTCTTGCGACCTGAACAACTGCTTGATTGAGGGTGTACTGAATATCGGGATCAGCGAGTTTTGCTCTTAGTTTTTCATCAACATCTTTAGATAGTTTTTCTGCAATTTGGTGACCAAATTCTTGAGCCCTTGAGTCGACTAAAGCGAATGCATCTTCACGAAGCGAAGCCATTTCACTTTTGACCATTAACTGGCAAATAGCCATGACCTCAGTAGTAGTGTTGCCAAAGTGGGCATCACCTGTAACTTGTATAGCTGAGGAGTTATCACCCACACTTTGGCCGGATTTCTCGAATAAGTTCATTCTTTGTCCTTTTCATTAATAGTTACGTTGCCACCAATTTGTATACCGCTAGAGTTATCGCCGATTGTTTGGTTAACACCTTGCTCTTTAGCTTTGTTGCTTTTTAGATTGGCTAAGGCTGTTAGAAAAACTACCAAACTCGCTAATGCTGCTAGCGCTGTGGCTAATGTTTGACTGGTTATAGCTTGATACCCAAAGCCTAAAGTCGAACAAAGAGATACAAGTACGATTAATTTTCTCACCAAAATCTCCAGAGATAAAATATGGCACTCACTGACAAGCAAGAAATGTTCTGTCGCGAGTACCTCATCGATTTAAACGCCACGCAAGCGGCTATTCGGGCGGGGTACAGCGCTAAGACTGCTAACCGCACCGCGTCCGAAAACCTGTCAAAACCTGACATCCAGTCCAGAATTGCCGAACTTAAAGCTCAACGCAATGATCTGGTTGGCATAAATGCGACATACGTCCTGAATCGTCTGGTTGAGATTGACCAAATGGACGTGCTCGACATCCTCAAAGACGATATGAGCCTGAAGCCAGTAAGCGAGTGGCCTTCATCCTGGCGGAGATATCTTAGCGGCTTCGATGTGGCTGAGATGTTCGAAGGCCGCGGAGAAGAGCGAGAGATGGTCGGGCTGCTTAAGAAAATTAAGTGGCCGGATAAAGTCAAAAACCTCGAGCTTCTCGGGAAGCACATAGATGTTATGGCTTTTAAAGAGCAGGCTACTCATGAGCATACAGGCAAGAACGGCGGGCCAATTGAAATGGCGACGCTGACCAAAGAAGAGTACAAGGCTGCCCGGCGGGAGATGTTGGAGGATGACGACTGCTGAGCAAAAGGCTTACGCCCGGAAGGTTGAATGCGAAGAGGATGGGCTCTACTACGCTCGTTACTTCTTCAAGCAGCGCACCGGCGGCAAGATGATTGTCGCGCCGCACCACAAGGTGATTCAGCAAACACTGGATCGCGTTATTGATGGTGAGATTCAGCGCCTGATCATCAACGTCCCGCCTGGGTACACGAAAACGGAGTTGGCTACAATCAATATGATGGGCCGCGGACTGGCGCTGAACTGCCGGGCCCGCTTCATGCACCTGTCCTATTCGCACAACCTGGCGCTGCTGAACTCCTCAACCGCGCGCGGCATAATTAAGTCGCAGGCCTACCAGTCGATGTGGCCGATGTCGTTGCGCGATGACGCTGATAGCAAGGCCATGTGGTGGACTGAGCACGGCGGCGGCGTTTATGCGTCGTCAGCTGCCGGGCAGGTTACCGGCTTTCGTGCCGGACACATGGAGCCGGGTTGGCAGGGCGCGCTGATTATCGATGACCCGGTTAAGCCAGATGACGCTTACTCAGAGATCGTCCGCGACGGTGTTAACAACCGCTTTAACGAGACAATTAAATCACGACTGGCGATCGAGACGACGCCGATGATTGTCATCATGCAGCGGATCCACTACCACGACCTGAGCGGTTATCTGCTGCGGGGTGGGAGTGGTGAGAAGTGGCACCACCTGAATCTGCCTGTTCTCATCGATAGCAGCCGCAGTTACGAAGAGACTTATCCGGAAAATACCCACGCTATCCCGATTGACCACGGCTTACCTGATGGCTGGCTGTGGCCGTTTAAGCACAACGAATCGCACCGCGTATCGCTGTTTTCTCACCGGCGCACCGCCGAAGCCCAGTACATGCAGAACCCGAAACGCTTCAACGCGGAGGGGGCGCTGTGGAACGAGGAAATGATCAGCGCCGCACACGCGATGCGGATCACCCAGGATCTCTCCCGTACGGTCGTCGCAATCGACCCGCAAGCGACAAACAGCGAAGAGAGCGACGAGTCCGGTATCGCTGTTGCGAGCGTTTACGGCAGCGGTGATGAGCGGCAATACAGCCTTGATGCTGATTACAGCGGCAAATACTCACCTAATGGTTGGGCTACGAAAGCTATCGATGCCTATGTACAGCATGAAGCTGATGCGATCGTCATTGAAACCAACCAGGGCGGCGATATGGCAGAGGACACTCTCCGAAACGCCGGGTTTACCGGTCGCGTTATCCGTGTGCATGCCAGTAAAGGCAAGTATGCCCGAGCAGAACCGATATCTGCTCTGTATGCCCAGGGGCGTGTAGCTCACCGCGGCAGTCTGTACGAAGTCGAAAACCAATTCATGGAATACGTGCCATCCACTGCGAAAAAATCACCTGACCGCCTCGACGCTGCGGTTTACGCATTAACCGAACTATCAGAACCACAATCACTCGGCATGTTGGTGCGCTCGCGCTGACGGAGGAAACCGTGAACGAAAGCGAAATGAACAAACAATTTGCCGCAAATGCCAGCCTCGATCATGACCGTATGCGCTACGTTAACGCTCTGTTCAATGGCACCAGTAATACAAAGCGACAGCGTCTGTATCAGGAGTTTGGCTATCCTCTGAACCTGACGTTCGACGACTTTTTCCGGGCCTACAGCCGTAATGCGATAGCGAACGCTGCGGTTAACCGAATGGTCGATGGATGCTGGGAGGACTTCCCGGATGTTTACGAAGGTGACCAGACGAAGGATGCCACCCAGCAAACTGATTGGGATAAGCGCGTAAACAAACTGCTCAAGCGCTGCTGGAAACAGATTAAAGGTGCTGACAAGCGCAACCTCGTGGGGCGCTACTCTGCGCTGCTGATCCAGGTAAAGGATAACCGGACCTGGGATAAGCCGGTCGATAAGATAGTTACTGCCAGGCAGAAGGAAAAGGCGTTAGTTAAGTTGATCCCGGTGTGGGAGGCACAGATTGAGCCTGTCACTTACAACGATGATCAGAGCAGCGAGAACTACGGTGACATCACCATGTACTCGTTTACTGAAATTCCGGTACAACATCAAGCTGGTAGTCAGCCCGGGCGTATCATCAACGTCCACCCTGACCGCGTTATTATCCTTGCTGAAGGATCAGATGATGGCCGCCTCTACTCTGGCGAATCAATGCTTGCTGCCGGTTTCCATAAAATCATGGACAGCGAGAAGGTCTCCGGCGGTGCCGCCGAGGGGTTCTTCAAAAACGCCAGCCGCCAGCTCAACTTCAACTTTAGCGCCAAAACAAACTTCTCAGCGCTGGCTAAAGCTCTTGGAGTTTCCGAATCTCAGCTATCCGAAGCCCTTGATGGGCAGGTGCGACGCCTTAACGACAGCTCTGATAGCGCTGTGATGATGCAGGAGGGCGATGTCAGCGTGCTTTCGGTTGCAGCGGCAGATCCTGAACCCACGTGGCGAACCATTCTGAATGAGTTTTGCGCCACCGTGCCGATCCCGGTCAAAGTCCTGGTAGGAATGCAGACGGGAGAGCGGGCCAGTACCGAGGATGCGAAGGACTGGGCCAAGACCAGAATGAGCAGGCGAACAGGATTCCTGACAGACCTGATAACGGACATCGTTACCCGATTCTGGAAGTTTGGCTTTATCCCTCCAGCGGCAGGTGAGGAAATTACCGTCGGATGGTCTGATCTGCTGGCGCCGAGCCAGGCAGAGAAGATTGCCAATATGGACAAGCTCGCCGACGTAGCCGTGAAGTCCACGAACGCCTTTGGACGCTCAGCTATCACAGAAAATGAGATTCGCGCGGCGGGCGAACTGCAAGCCCTGCCTGAACTTGATGATGAGGTGCCACCAGATGGCAACAAGCCAAAGCCTGATCCACTGGCCGACCCAGAATCAGAAGCCGAAAAGTCCGGTAATACCACGGTCGAAAGTTGATCCCACGATGTCGCGTAAGTCCGTCAGCAGGATGGAGCGCGACATTGAGGCTCGGTATTACGCGATTAAGGTTGCGCTGAAAGCTCTGTTCGACGAGCGCCTGACCGGGCGAGAGCGGGAGGCAAACAGCCACAACTGGCACTTCCTATGCCACGACAGCGGCGCGGACATACGGCTCTACCAGGTCAACGCCGGTAAGTTCATCTATGACATGACGGCGCAGGAACTGGCGGACCTGCTGGAAGCGGTGCAGGGCATTCTCGACGATTACCTCCTTGAAGGTGGCGAGCAAAACCTCTGGGCGATGGATTACGTCGTCGCAGAAGCGCAGCGCGGCACGCTGGAGGCTTTCAATAACCTCTCGCAGCAGTCGCAGGTGTACGCCAGCCAGACAACGCTACAGCAGCTTTTAAGCAGTCCCGGTCACCTTAATCAGGTTGCGGCGGCCAGGCTGACAACATTCAGTGACTGGAAGGTCATCAGCGACACAGCCCGTGGCGATCTGACCAACATCATCACGGATGCGGTAGCGCGCGGCGTGAATCCTCGCGAGACGGCCAGCGTCATCAGCAAGCGCCTTGATGTGTCGATGTCGAAGGCGAAGACCATCGCTCAGACTGAGCAGGTCGGCGCGCTGCGGCAGGCGCAGTGGAACGAAACGGACTGGGCTGCTGACCGGCTTGGGCTGAATACCGGCTTGCTGTGGCTGTCAGCACTCAAGCCGACGACGCGCACCTGGCACGCCAGTCGCCATGGCAAGGTCTACACCACCGAAGAAGTGCGGGACTTCTACGCCGAGAACGGCAACCGGTACAACTGTTATTGCAGCCAGATTCCGGTGCTGCTCAACGACGACGGAAGCATATTCAATGAAGGGGTAAAGGAGAAGCTCGCCACCGAGCGAAAGGGGTGGCAGAGCTCAGTTTCTTAAACGATTGGGAGCACGGCTTCCAAGCGGAATTCAACTGTAAATACTGGCGTCTCAACTCCAATGACGGAGGACAAAGCTTGCATAGCAGCCATTGCAGCAGCCTTGGCTGTCACTTTGTCATCAAGAGACGGACTGCCTTTGCTTGTAAATACAGCATCGAGATTCTGCTTTTTACCATCAATTAATGCAGAGAATAAGACCTTGTATTGCATTTTAACCCCTTGTTTTTAGTGAATAACAACCATCTGTCATAATGAGGAATATCCATGAAGCTGTCCAGCATTCATGTAAAAAGCCTCGCCATCAACGCCTCTAACATCTCAACGACCACCATCAACGGCCAGGAACACTACGTCATTCGTGGTGCGGTCCCGATCGTCGATGACATCGTGATGAATGGCGGGCTGTACCCGGCGGAGGAGATTAACAACAGCTACCAGACGATGGAGCGCAAGTTAATGCCGATCGGACACCCAATGGTGAACGGCAAATACGTCAGCGCCAACGACCCGCAGGCGCTCAACGATTACTACGCCGGGGCATGGGCTCAGAACGTCAGCAAGGCTGGCGGCGAGACCGTACATGATGTCTATGTCAACAAGTCGGTAGCAGAATCGAAGCCTGATGGTCAGCGCCTGATTAGTCGTCTTGATCAGATGATCGCAGGTACAAATATCGAGCCTATTCATCTGTCTACCGGGCTATTGCTAAACAAAGAGCAAAAAGCAGGTGAATCTAAAGGTAAAAAGTACACCTGGATTGCTCGCAATATGCAGTTCGACCATATAGCCATTCTACTCGATGAGCCTGGCGCCGGAACACCGGAAGAGGGAGTCGGCATGTTCGTGAATGCTGATGGACAAGAGGGTGAGGTCGAAAATGCCAGCCTTATAGATGAAGCCAACAGCATGAAAGATGGCTGGTGGAACAAAGTGAAGTTCTTCATCAGCAACGCTTCAGAGATGTCCTTCGACGATATCTACCAGGCGCTGCGCATGTCCATCAAGCAGGACGACAAAAAGTGGCGCTACGTCGTCAGCGTATGGCCAGACCATTTCGTTTATGAAGAGGATGGCGAAAACGCCAAGCCGAAGCTCTTCGACCAGAAGTACCTAATCTCTGACAAGGTCGTAACGCTTGTCGGCGATCCAGTAGAAGTCGTGCGCAAACCAACTGAGTACGAAGTCAAAACCAACGGAGAAACAAACCCGATGAAAGAGAAGATGATCGCCGCGCTCAATGCCGCAGGCGTTAAAACCGAGGGGCTGACCGACGATCAGGTCTGGGATGCCTACAACCAGCAGATGCAGAAGAAAGATGGCGGCGGCGACCCGGGCCAGACTCAGATTAACTCTGACGCGATTACCGCGGCAGTTAACGCTGCCATCACACCTCTGAACGAAAAGCTGAGCAAGCTGGAAACTCAGCTGCAGGCTAACGCAGAAAGCGACCTGAAAACCAAGCGTGATGCGGTTAAAGCGAAATTCTCGTTCATGACCGAAGCGGCGATCAACTCGCTGGCTGGCGATGCGCTGAACGACCTGTACTCACAGTGCCAGACCAGCACTGGCCTGAACCCATCTTTCCAGCAGGTCAATGCTGAAAACGACCAGTGGAAGGACTACGACCTCAACGCTGGCATCGATCAGGAGAATAACTAATGGCTAACGTCATCTATCGTGGCCCGGTTGAGCGCGAGCCGGAAACCATTAACCTGCCTGTTGCTGCGGCGCTTACCCCTGGTGTGGCGGTAAAGGTTGCATCAGGCAAGCTCGCAGCCGCCGCTGATACCACCGGTCGCTGGCTCATTCTCGGCAATCGTCGCTTTATCGGCCAGGCAATCACCACTGCATACGCAGCTAACGAAACCGGTGTGGCGTATCGCGTCGAAGGCGAGCAGGAATACAACGTTCGCCTGGCTGCTGCGGCCTATACGGTGGGTCAGGAGCTGACTATCGGTACCGGCGGCGTATTCAAAGCGGCCGCAACCGGCAACCAGGTCGTCGCAACGTTCGACGAAAAAGCAGGGCGCACTCTGGCGGCGGAAGGTTTCGCCGACGTGGTGATCCTCTCCACTCCGTACGCCAAGGCATAAGGAAAACACGAATGTTAAAGTTTACTCCACAACAGCAGGGGCTGATTATCAATGCGCGCCGTCGCTGGGACATGATGCAGCGCAATATGGCTGCACAGCATGGCTTTGCAGTCAACGATGTGAACGGTCAGTTCATTGCGTTTGACGATCTCGTCGGTAACGCCTCAGTGCTGCCGAAAGATGTCTGGGGCGAATGGGACCGCTCTGCGATTACCGTTCAGCGCGACGTGCTGTCAGTGTTTAATGACCTGGCCGCCAGCGTTTCCCGCCCTATGGCACTCGGCAAGATCGTGCATTACTTCATGACTCTGTCCGATTCCGGCGATGTAAACATCAGCCTGGATGGCCGTGGCAAGGCTAAGGGCGATCAGCCTGTCATGGATTACGAAGGCACGCCGCTGCCTATCATCGATAGCGAGCTGACTTTCGGCTGGCGCCAGATGCTGGCAGCGCAGACTGAAGGCTACTCTCTGGACAGCGACGCCATCTCCAACCATCAGCGTAAAGTGGCTGAGAAGCTGGAAGACATGGTGCTGAACGGCGATCCAAACATCAACGTCGGAGGCGCGACCATTTACGGCCTGCGCACTGCGCCAAACCGCGCAACAGGCACGCATGGTCTTGACCTGAACGGTGCTACCGGCGCTCAGTGGGTCGGCGCAATTTCCGCGCTGATTGGTCTGCTGCAGTCCAAGAGTTTCTACGGCCCGGTAACCATCTATGTGAACTACAAAGACTGGTTCTACGCGTCTGTGAACGACTACGCGGCAAACTATCCGAAGACCATCCTGTCACGCATCATGGAAATCCCTGGTGTTGCGGCGCTGGTTCCGGGTTCGAAGGTACCGCAAAACGAACTGCTGGGTGTGGTTAAGCGCCCTGACGTCGTGCAGATCCTCAACGGCATGCCGATGACCATGCGCCCGAAAGCTCGCCAGAATCCGGAAGACGATTATGTCTTCTCAGTACTGGCTGCTGCGGCGCCGCAGTTCAAACACGACGCGAATGGCCAGGCCGGTTACGCCCAGCTGACCAAAGCATAATTCATGGGGCTCAGGCCCCATTTTTTTACGGAGGCCGTATGGCTGGTAAAGAACAAAAATGGTTGCTCACCCACGACAGCCACGAACTGAAAAAGGGTGAAGTCTACAAAGGCGAGACTCTCCCGCTGTGGCTGGCAGGAAAAGCGATCCCGGTAAGCGATCAGGTCCTGGAGGTGGCGACCCCCGCCGACGTTCAAAAGCTGCAGGCTGACCTCGACGAGGCCAATGGCAAAGTGGAGTCTCTGACCGCTGACAACGCTAAGCTGCAGGCTGACCTCGACGAGGCTCAGAAACAAATCGACGAGCTGAAGAAAAAGGCGAAATAACCATGGCTGACCCAATCACAGCGGCAGACGTGCAGGCGTTCCTCGGTGAATTGGGTTACTCCATCCCGGGAGCGCTGCTGGATCCGATTCTCTGCGTGGTGAACAAGATTATCCCGTGCCTCGATGGCGCGGGGTATGACGACTGTACAGCGAAGCTGATCCTGATGTACGCCGCGGCGCTCATGGCTACGTCGTCCGGGGCTCGCCGCATCAAATCGCAGGGTGCTCCGTCCGGCGCATCCCGATCGTTCGATTACGGTGCTGACAGTATCACCTGGCTGCGCGACTCGCTGGCCCGTCTCGATACCAGCGGATGCACCGGCGAGTTGCCGATCAGCGCTGGTAACAGCGTCGGTCTGTTCATGGTGGTCGGGGGCTGCTGATGACGTACAAATCAGTTAAGCACGGGCTGCCGCGCTCATTCACCCGCGTATGGGTGATGACCGACACCGGGCGGGAGACTACCGGCTACGTTAAATCTAACGGCGAGTGGTTCATCAACTGCCCGCGCATCCGGGCGACTGGCGCGAAGGTGCTGAGCTGGAAGGAGGGCTGATGTCATCGGTAGCTAACTGGTCATACACAGCCACGGCGACCATCTGGCGAAAGCTGGAAGGCAATGACGAATACGGCGACCCGCTGGGCTATGCGGAACCTGAGCAAATCCTCTGTGACTACGAGGGCGGGCTCAGCAAGAAGTTAGCCAGCTTGGGTGCAGAAATCGTCGTTAAGAACACTGTCTGGACTGAGTTCGCGCTGGCGGCCGCGGGTGATTACCTGCTGATTGGTGTTTCGACTGAAGCCGACCCGGTTGTCGCCGGTGCCGATGAGGTGCGTCAGGTTATCCGTTACGCAGACACGTTCGAACGAGCGGCGGATGATTACGCCATCCTGACGGGAGTTTGATAAACCTGTGCAATAATGGCCCAAAACGTTAACTGGAATGATTGGTGATGGGATTTCAATATTGGCTTGCGGTATGTGGAATTTTTCTGACCGGCCCCTTTGCGTTTGTTCAGTCGATTATCTTTTTGCGACGAGGTGTCTATACAAAGACATTTAAGGGGACGACGCGAAAGGAGTACATCCATAAAGACAGCAAGCCTATTGAATACTGGTTCAGCGTTATTGCTCAAATGATTATTGGCGTTGTAATGATTGGATTTGGATTCTGGTTATTAGATGACCTGCCTGCCTTTCATAAGTGGCACACTGAAATCCGCGCAATGCTCCCTTTTTGATTCATCTTTAAATGAAATCAAACCTCGCTCAGGCGGGGTTTTTTATTGCCTGGAGACAACCATGGGTATCAAAGTGCGCGGCGTTAAGCAGTCGAAAGCCGGGCTCAACCGCATCATCAACGACGTGAAAGGGCGAAAGGTTGTCCGGGCGCTTCAGTCAGCAATGATAATCGGCAGCTCACAGGCTGCTCTTTATACGCCTATCGACACCTCAACGCTGCTTAATAGCCAGTATCGGGAGTTGATTAACAACGGCGTTCGGCTGACAGGTCGGGTGGGATACACCGCGAACTACGCTGTGTTCGTTCACAATCCGAATGTTCCTCAAACCTTCCGCCGCGCCACCGCGCAGAAAGAGTTCCTCACCAAAGGCTTTGAAGACACCCGCAGCCAGATTGATGCCGTAATGCGCAAGGAGCTTTCAGTATGACACCAGCCATGTATGAGCGCGCGCGTAACTACTTCGTTGATGCCGGGCTTACCACTGGCTTCATTGTTCAGTTGTTGGCGTGGGATGACACAAAGAAGTTAACCGACGCATTCATAGTGTTCAGACCTAATGGCGGTACCGACATCCGAAATGACCTCGGATCTGATCACTACGTGCTGGTGGATGTCATTTCTGCCAAGGATAAGCGCCGTGCAGCAGCAGAAAAGGCTCAGGAAATCATCAATTATGTCGAACAAAACGACATTACCGACGAATGCCTTGGCCTGATTCAAAACCTCGGCAATATGCCTGCGCCTATCTTGACCGAAGAGGGCCGCCTGGTCTTCCGGCTCCAGTTCATGTGCGTCTACGGCGAATAACCCCATCACCAACCCATCAGGCTGCCATCAGGCGGCCTTTTTTATTTGAGAGGTACACATGCAAGGCTGTGCTAATGATTTTGGCAAGCTGATCGGGAAAGTAGCTGTGCTACGCATGGCCTTTGGCTGCCCCGACGCAGTGCCCGCGCTTTCCGAGTGGAAGCGTCTCGGCGCTATGACGACCAAGGGCATCGACTATTCGATGAACACCATCAACTCTGAGGCAGATGATGCTAAAGGACTGGTGGAAAACCTGGTCAACAATATGGATCTGACGATCTCCGGTGAAGGGGAGCTCCGAAAGTCTGATAAAGACAACGAGATCGGCGCTTTCAGGCTTTCGAAATATATTTTCGATGAAGTCCAGGCTGGTCGGCAGCCGAATCTCTGGGTCCGCTTTGACTTCGCGGGTGAGAACGCCGGTACCTATATCCAGGGGTTCATGAACACCACTTCATGGTCCGCTGATTTCGGTACCAACGATATCTCAACCTTCTCCGGCGAGTGGAAAGTCTACGACGCTGACACCGTTGTGTTTGAAGTTGCTGATTCCATCGCAGCCACTGGTGTGGAAGTAACCCCGGCAACTGCATCTCTGGTCGTCGGGGCAACCCAGCAACTCAGCGGCGCAGTTCAGCCAGTTGATGCAACGAATAAGTCGATCACATGGACGACCTCGGCACCTTCCATCGCGACAGTCACTTCAACCGGTCTGGTTACTGCCGTTGCTGCTGGTACCGCGACTATTACGGCAACTACGGCGGACGGTGACTTTACTGACACTTGCGCTGTTACCGTAACTGCCGCGCCGTAATCACTACAAAGGGCGGCGTGCTGCCCTTGATACTGGTTATGGAGGACGATATGACACCTTTGAAAGAGATAGGCGAGTGCGTGATAGGTGCTGGTGAGCGAGAATACTTCTTCCGTCCATCGTTCCGTAACATGACTCGGATCGGCGAGCCAGGCCATATCGTCAGGACTTTCTATGCGCTGTTCAATGACGACGTGGCGAAGATGCTTAAGGCAGCGCGCGAAATTCACAGCGCTATACCTGAGCATCAGCGCAAATTCTACGCTTACTATTTCGGTGACGTTTCCCTGCCACAATGGGCGCTCGATGCAGCAGCCTCTGCCGCGTTTGTGCGTGAGGCGCTTCTATCAGCGATCAACGTCATCCAGTCTTGCTGCGATGAGGATGTTTCTGAGCTTACTGGATGGCATGAGCTATCCCGTACTGGACGACGTACATTTGTATGGCACCGCGGTTCGCTACCTCCTGAGAACCTCATTCTGATAGCCCAGTCATTGATGATGCATGGCATTATTGGACGGGCCAGAGTCAGGACGCTGCAGAAGAACGAAAGTAAGGAAACGACTTCTGAGTTTCATGCGACTGAATATATCATGGCCGCCCGCAATCATTTTGGCATCAGCAAGGAAGAGGCGATGGAGTTAACCATGACCGAATTCGCCATGATGCTGAACGCCAAATACCCGGACCAGAAAGGCTTCACCAGGGAAGAGTATGACGCGGTTATGGATGATGATGATCGTCGATGGAAGGCAATGATTGAGCGCGAACGTAACCTTTTAAAAACCTGAACTGCGAATTGTAGGAGTTAATTAATTGTGTTTGAAAGATTAGAATAATCTGAACTTTCCTCCTCAGGGTTATAAAATGCTAACTCCTAAGCAAAAGGCCATCATCTGGGCTTTAGGTATCATTTTTGGCGTACCTACCAGCATTTATGGTATCCAATGGACTTTAACTAAATTCGCGAAGCAACAAGTAAATTGCCTTTCTGATGCATCACAAGCTGTCATCGAATTAACCGAAAAATCGTTAAGTGAACAAGGCGATGGAAGTCAACTTTCAAAAGACTTCAGCACTTGTAGAAAGAATATTGACCCAAATAAAGGGACATTTGATTTCTTCAAGGAAGAGATTCATAGGCACAAGTCAAAAACCTGACCCGCTACGGCGGGTTTTTTTATGCCCGGAGAAAACTGATGTCTGAAAAAGCAGGCGAGATTTATTACGACATCGAGGCCGATGTTTCTGGCTTGCTGAAGGCGCAGGGAAAGGCCAATAAGTCACTCGACTCAATCGGCAACTCCGCGACGAATGCAGCCAAAAAGATGGATGAGCTGCAGACCAATATCAACCGTGTAGCCGGCGCTATTGCGGCGTCACTCGTTGTTGACTGGGGTAAGGCGTTTCTCGTTGCCGCTGACAATATGAGTCAGTTAAACGCGCGCATTGAGCGTCTGACCGGTAGCGCTGCGGCAGCGTCGCAGACAATGCAGAGCCTGATGCGTATCAGTTCGGCAACGGGTGGTTCGCTGCAGGATACAGAAAAGCTCTGGGAGACTCTCAGCACGGCGTTGCGCGATACCGGCGCGACTAACGGCCAGATAATCCAGCTCACCGAGACTCTTCAAAAAATTGGGCGTATCGGCGGATCCTCTTCCGAAGAAATGGCGAATGCTCTTCGTCAGTTCGGTCAGTCAATTTCATCAGGCACTGTACGGGCTGAAGAATTTAACTCCATCCTTGAGCAAATGCCAGAACTGGCGCGCCAGATTGCCGTCGGGATGGGTGTAAGCATTGGAGAACTTCGACAGCTGATGCTGGACGGGAAACTGACGGCAGAAGATGCTCTCAACGCTATCCAGAAGCAAACCGGATCGGTTAATGCTGAGTTCGAGAAGCTTCCGCGCACTCTTTCCCAGGCAAATACCGCACTGACTAACTCATTCCTGTCGATGATTGACTCTGTAAATCAGGCGACCGGCGCAAGTCAAGGCATGGTCGCTGTGATTGACTCACTGACAGCCGCGATCGACAGGCTGGCCGGGAAGGCAATTTCTGCCGATGCACAGATTTCTGATCTGAACAGTACTGCGGAAATGTTTACCCGCCGGGCCCGGACCTGGTCATGGCTTGGGCTAGACGGCTGGGAGGCACAAAACAAAGCACTGGCCGGGCTGAGCAATAAAGCTGCCATGCTGGTTGGAGATCTCGCTGCTGTAACCAAAGCTTCGCAGACTGCCGCTAACACAAAGCCAATCGAGATTAAAACCACTGGCACGGCTACTGGCAGCAAAGCGAAAGGCGGTAAATCAGAGGCTCAGAAAGAGGCGGAGCAGTACGCTAAAGCGCAGGAGACTGTTAACCAAAAATTGGATGAGTTGCGGCAGAAGGCAGAGCTGTCAGCTGGGAGTGTTGGTGAGTTATCGCGATCGCAGGCTGTCCTTAATGCGCAGCAGTCTCTCGGTAATACCGCCACGCAGGATCAACTCATACTTGCCGGGCAACTTGCCGGGAAAGCCTGGGATAATGCCAACGCACTGCGTGAGCAGGCAAAGGCTGAACGGGAGCGCACAGAGGCTTCCAATAAGTTCAGCGCCATCCAGGGCAAAACCAGTAAAACCGCCGGGCTGGATAGCCAGTACCAGAAAGACATTGCTGATATCCAGCAATATGCTCAGCTTTACCCGCAGAAGATAGGTGAGGCTGAGGCGGCGCGCGCTGCTATCGAACAGCAATACCGGGATCAGCGTAACGCGGCGATGTGGGAAGAGTGGGCGCAGCAGAATGCTGCCACGCAGGCAGCGGCGGCGGCTTTCGACTCTCTTGGTTCTGTAGCCAGTAACGCGCTGACAGGAATCATAACAGGCAGCATGTCTGCCAGCGATGCAATGCGCAGTATAGGCATTACGGTCCTGAACAGCGTGGTTAACTCATTCGTCCAGATGGGAATTGAGTGGGTTAAGTCAGCCATCATGGGCCAGGCGGCACAAACGGCGGCTATCGGCACGGCGACGGCAGTACAGACGGCAGCAGTGGCAACACAGACTGCTACCAGCACAGCGGCGGCGGCAACGACTGCGGCGGCATGGACCCCGGCGGCAATCCTTTCCTCAATAGCCTCAATGGGTACGGCTGCAGCGATCGGTCTCGGCGCGGTGGCCGGCGTTATTGGCGCGAACCTTCTCGGTAAACGTAAGAATGGCGGTCCGGTAACGGCTGGCGGAATGTACCAGGTCGGCGAAGGCGGCATGCCGGAGATTTACCAGGCCAGTACCGGTAAGCAGTACTTGATACCGGGCGATAACGGCAGGGTTATCAGCAACAAGGAAATGACTGCCGGGGGCGGTGGCGGGGTGGTTATCAACATTCAGAACTACACGTCATCCTCTGTTGATGCTCAGGCTGGTACCGATGCAAACGGTGGGCTTACCGTTGATGTCATCGTGGCAGACCTGAATAACGGCGGCCCAATCAGTAACGCCATTACCAGCAACATGAACGTTAAACGTACGCCAAGGGGGCAGGGCTGATGCCAATTATCGACTATCCCGACTGGCTGCCACTGGCGCAGAAGGCAAGCAAAAACATGACGCTCGATACCGGGTTCCAGACCGATCAGCCAGCGGTCGGCCCAGCTATCTTCCAGAGCCTTACTGACGACCTGAAAGCAACCTGGTCACTGACATGGATTTTCACGCTGGACCAGGAGCGCGCGTTCCAGCAATGGCTGCGCAGCCCGAACTATCTCAACCGGGGCCTTAACTGGTTCAGGATGAATATCAATCTGGGCGGTAGTGACCTGCAGCTGCAGCAGCTTCACTTCACTCAGATGCCGGTGCAAACCAGCATCGACGGAGGGGTGGTGACATGGACGGGGACCGTTATTGCGAACCACCTCTACAACGCCGACGACGAATTCGACGACATCATTGTTGAGCTGCCGCCGCCGTGGGATTCGTGGCTGGATATCGTTGTCACTGGTTATCCGGATGGGCGCGATCCGGAATCACTACCGAGGATGCCGTAATGCCGAGCTTCAGGGAGTATAAACAGCAGCGCCCGACGCGCGGTCTGTACGACACCATCACGTTCTACCATCCATCCTTTGGCTATGTGCGCCTGGTCGATAAGCAGTTCTTCCCGAAGACCCTTGGCGGCCAGACGTACACGCCAGCGCGCTTTGAAATCGAAGAGAGTCAGCAGAGCGGCACGCCGGTGATAGACGCGACGGTGAAGCTTGGGCGGCTGTCGTCGGATATCAAAGCGCTGATGAAGCAGTGGAAGGGAACGGCCCGACTGACGGCCATCACGGCCACGCGGCAGATCTTCGACAGCGGCGATGTGTCGGTGCCGATTAAGTCCTGGCAGTTATACGTCAAGACGGTGGACATCGACGCTGATGCCGCATCGGTAACCCTTTCTGTCACCAACCCTCTGAACAACAACATTGGTCGCCTTTATGATCCAGTCGAATACACGGGACTTCAGTACCTCTGATTTTGTTCGGAATGTGATCGGCGTGCCGTGGGCTAACCGGGCCTGTTCGTTCGAGAAAGTCGACTGCTGGGGCTTGTGCGTATTGTATTACCGGCACGTTCTCGGAATTGAACTGCACCAGACACCGGACTACGAAGCCGGTGAGGACTTCTTCACCTGCTATCAGGGTGATGTTGTTTTCTGGCGCCAGGTCGATAAGCCGGTCGAAGGCGGGATATTTGTCGGCTACCGCGGCGCGCAACCGGCACACGTTGGCCTGGTGCTTAACAGACATGCGCTGCACTCGCGCGGAGAGAACGGAAGCGTACGCATGGACTCGTTGCTGGTCATTCAGCGGGCATTCACCAAAGTGGAGTTTTTCGAATATGGCGCTGGTTGAGATATCGAACTTTCCAGGAACGCCTAAGCTGCGTTGCAGGGTGCCAAACGGCACCCTTTTTTATGACTGGCTGGTGGCCAATGACGCTACCTTTCACCGCGATCTGCTGATCGTCCGCAACGGCGTAAAGCTGGGCGACGATGACGAGCTGGCGTTTGAACTGAGCGAGCTGGACCACGTTCAGATTTTCGACCAGCCGAAGGGTATTGTCGGCGACATCCTCAGCCCGATCTTCAAAGTGGTTGGTCAGGTATTTTCTTTCCTGGCACCGAAGCCGGCCATCGCAAACACCGGTGGAAATTCTGTCGACTCGACCAACAATAGCCTGACCGGTCAGACAAACACCGCGCGCGTTTACAAGGCCAAACCGGACATCTACGGACAGATTCGCTCTTTCCCGGACCTGATCCAAGAATCGGTATTCGAGTACGTTCACCAGACGTCTACAGACGGAGGACTAAAGTACGTTACAGAGTGGATGTGCATCGGGATCGGCAAATACGATTACGAGTCTGTGCGCTACTCAGAATCAAGCCTTGGCTCTCTGGCCGGTGCAGAATTCCAGTTCTATCCGCCTGGTGTTGTCATCCCCCAGATCGTCGAGGGATATGGCTTTGATGACGTTGACGGGCAAGAGGTTCCCGGGCAGAACGAGGCCAGCGACTTTCCTGTAGAGACAGCGACGGCTAACACAGTTGTCAGCGGAACGTATTCCGGCGGCCAGATTGCGATGAAAATCGTGAAACAGTCCACGTTCGACTACTTCATGGGCCTGGTCCTGCCGCACGCAGTAACATTCACAATCAACGTGACGTACAGTACCGCATCCGGTAGTGTCACCACCGACGCGACATTTTCCGGGACGCTGATCTCCGCCGTTGAAACGAACGACGGTGCCGTGGTTAACCCGGTTCGCTGGTACACGTTTACGATGAACCAGCTCGAAGGCCCGCAGGACATCCCGGCGAATGCCACGATCAACACCACAAAATTCATCCTGAACGATAACGAGGCGCTGGTGGTCGGCCCGTTCTTCTCCCCGGTCGAGTCGACGCAGCTATGGCTGCACACTCAATCCAGCCTTGGACCAAAGAAGGAGACCAACTGGAAAGTTGTCATCTGGAAGATCGACGACGACTACAACCAGGTTCCTGGTACGCAGCAGACTTTCACATACCGGCAGACGACTCCGCATGATTCCACAAGTGAGGTGTTCTACCGCACTGACAAAATCACGCCGTCCAGCGGCTTCGGGAAATACGCCGTCAGCTTCCAGCGCACAGATAACTCCAGCGATGCCAGCCTTCTGAAGGTTGAAGAGATCCACAGCATCAACATCCGGACGAATGTCGTTCACCAGACAGACACCCTGGTACGAGTGAAGGTGAGGGCGACAGAGAACGCCCTGGGCAGCCGTGAGCGCAAATATAACGCGCTGGTGACCCGCCACACCATCACATACGACATGGACACACAGACGGTGGATTACACGCTGCGTCCGTCGCGCTCGTTCGCTGATGCGGTGGCGCATACCTGGCTCATTATGGGCGAGCAGCCGGTAAGCAGCATTGACCTGTACGGGCTGTACTCAATCGCCGAAAGCCTGCCTGACGAGCGTCTGGGTTACTTCGACTACACGTTTGACGATGAGAATGACTCTCTCGGTGACCGCGTGCAGGCGATCTGTAATGCGGCTTCAGTGGTGGCGTACTGGGATGACGGCGTGCTGACGTTCACCCGGGATCAGAAAGTTGATTACCCGGCGGCCGTATTCAACCGGGCCAACATGAAGACGGAGGAGTACAAAATGACGTATGAAGCCACTCTTCCAGGCGGATACGACGGCGTGCAGGTGTCCTATGTTCACCCAACCACGAACAACAAGACGTACATCAACTACCGCGTACTGAACGGCGCTATCGTCGAGCAGGAAGCGGAGAACCCGAACAAGCTTGAGATTGTCGGCTTTCGCAACGAGTACCAGGCGCGGGAGCGCGCGCTGCGCGAAACTAAACGCCTGATCTACTCCAGGGTGAAGATGAACGCCAAAGTGTTTGAGGACGGCATTATCCAGGTAGGCAGCGTCATTCAGATGCCTGACATCTACGACAGTAACCAGCAACAGGGATACATCACCGGTCGTGCCGGGAATAACTTCGATACCAGCGAGCCGATCACGTTTACTGGTTCGATGTATGTGCTGGTGACCGACAGCCTGGGTAATCCCACGCTGCGCTACCCAGCAATCGCACGCACAGACACGCAGTACGGCTTCACCGCAGCAATACCCAGCATTCAGCTCAACATATGGAACGGAGACACTGTGCAGCTCCCGTCACGCTATCTCATCGCGACAGTGGAAGAACTGGACAGTCAGCTATGGACAGTTAACAGCATCAAGCCGAACACAGATAACACGGTATCTCTGACAGTCGCGGAATACAGCGACGCCATCTATCAATAA